GGTTCGGGTCACGCAGCATGAGTTCCCGGGTGAACTTCTCCAGGTCCTCTTCGGTAGTGGGGGCATCACTGTTCTTGTAGTTGCCGGCAAGACGTACCGCTTCACGACTGACGATGCCGTCACGCTGCAGCTCCTGCGTTTCCTTCAGGCGTTCGGGACGCACGGTAAGCGGGGCAGTGTCGTACCAGAAGACGTACCGGTCCGGGTCTTCGTTGATGGTCTTGAGAGCTGGCTGCAGGTAGGCCGTGGTCAGAGCATCACAGATTCGAGTCATCAACGGCTCGATATGGATCTTGATTTGGCCTTCCATGATCTGCCAAGCGCCCCAGTGGTTCGCTTCCCCAGCGCCGGACAAGATGCTGGGATCGATGTCCATGGCCAACGCGAACCGGCGAATGGCCTCAGTGCGTAGGTCCATGGCCTGCTTGGACAGCTCGCTGCCGAACTGGATCAACTCGATCTTGCCTAGCGCCTCCAGCGGCATCTCTACGATCGTGGGGACCACCCCGGCGGCCGTACCCTCACCCCGCAGCGACGCTGAACCGGTCTTCATCAGCACCTGGGTCAGACCTTCGGCACCCGGGATGTCAACGTCCTCGTCCGGGAAGCTGACCTCCTTCGGGATCGGTAGCAGCCCAGCCGACACCAGCCGGGAGTCGATCTGAGCGAACACGTACCGGGTGAGGCGTTCGATCTCCCACAGCATCGGCATGGCGCCCTTGGCCGGAGAGTCAGCCCATTGGGTCCGGTATGGGCAGGGGGTCCATACCCGGATGAGCATGTCCCGCTCGGGGTCTAGCTTCTCCGGCTCCCCGGTGTAGTTGGTCATCTCCACGACGCCGGTACGGGAGTACCGCCTCAGCTCAGAGCAGCTGAGCACGTACCACTCATCAGAGTCGAGATCCTTGCCCCGGCCAACGATGTAGGCATCCCCAGCGATGGTCAGGTTGATCCCCAGCAGACGCAGAGCCTCGGCCTTGTGGTTGGGTCCACCGAACAAGGTGTCCGCCAGCCCGGCAATCTTCTTCTTCTTCTCGACCTCTTGCTGGACTCGTCCGTTGGTATCGACTTCAGCTACATACATCCGCACCCGGGAGCAGGCCGACCCGATCCAGCCAGCTACAAACCTGAACTCACCGATGATGTCGTACAGTCGCCACAGCTCGGACTGCCAGGTGGTGTCGCCGTATTTGTATTTTGGCCAGGCTCGACCGTCGAGGTTTCTGATTCGGACAGCTGAAGCTACAAGACTGTTCAGTGCCGGTTGATGTACTGGCTCTGGAACCGGAACCGCACGGCGTCTACCGAGACCCATTGCCCACCCGGCCTAGAAGATCGCTCACCTGTGAAAGTAGTCCAGTCACCATCGAGGCTGCTGGGATAGCCAGAATTCCCACCACCCAGGGGTAGGGGAACAGCGCGCCAACCATCATGAACGGCGGTGCTATCCACATGCTCATACACCAGGGACAGTGCGCCAGGTATGAAGGCAACGAGTCAGCTCCGTAGCGTTTGACGACCCACTGGCGCCAGAAGACAGTGAGCTGATCGTCCACAACTAGACGGGTGATCCTGGCTGTTGCCAGGATCGCCACAATCAGTGAAATGATCAGCACACCAATACTCTAAAGGCGCTCAGTTGGCAATAGCTAGGGCCACGTAATCACTAGCGCAACAAGTTCCCCAGAGCGTAGATGTCCTGGGTTAGCTGGAAGTCATATTTGCTCGGGTCACTTACGCCCAGTCGACGCCGTTCACCCTTGATCAGTTTGAGAGCAGCATGGACCATGGCGTCCATCCGGTCCGGTGATTCCCGTGTAGATTCCGGGTCAAACCGGACCATTTCTGTCTCTAGGGCATCCATGTGCCCCACCATGTGCAGCCGTCCCTGCTCGTTGCGCATAGCTATCGGCTCGGCCCGGGTCCGCTTCCCGTGCTTGGCGTGGACCGGTTCCATGGGTGGGGAGCTGTGCCTCGGGAACAGGTCCAGGTCGATGGACTCCTGGTAAGCGTCACGGAGGACCTCTTGCAGGAACCGCTTACCCAGGTTCTCCTCATACACGACAACGTCGGCCGCGAACTCAGCAGCAGCCCGCCACACCGCTAGGCAGGCAGCCCGACCGGAGTCGGGCACGGACCTGTCGGCCAGTACATACAGCTCGTTGTTCTGGGTCCTAGCTACCACCACGATGCCGAAGCTGGCGTCTTCACCGGTCAGGTTCGGGTCACAGCCAACCACGGTGGAGATGATGTCGTCTGGTACTGCGTCGACTCGGTTGTTGGCGATGTCGCTGCGCTTGAACAGACCACCAGAGCCAAGGTCGAGCAGCTTGCCGTACAGCTCCTGTTCACCGAGTGCGGTGCCGTGGTATCGGAGTTTCAGCTCGGCCAGGGCATAGGACGACAGGTTACTTGCGTTGTCAAATGTTGATCCGGTAATGACGTGGATGGTGCCGTCTTCCCGGGCCAGCCACTCTTCCAGGAGCTGGATCGGCTTGGGGGTGGTGGTGACGAAGGCCCGTGGGTGGTCGTCTATCAGGTCAGCCCGTAGGGAGGGGAGCAGTCCCTCATACCAGGTCTGGTAGGGCTTGACCCACTTGGCCAGCTCGTCACACAAGATGCCGGCAGCGTTGTAGCCTCGGCCGGTGTCGGGGTCGTCGGCCCCCTCTAAGTAGATCTTGGATCCGTCAGGGAACAGCACCATGGGCCGGGGGCTCTGCTTATACCGGTGGTCGATCCTGCGTCGATGCAGGACGTTCAAGATCCCACTGGGGCCTTCAGCGTTGATCGTCCTGGCATCGGCCAGCGTGTCAGCTACCACCAGCCATTCAGTGGGCACACCGTGTCTGTCGAACGGGTGCTTGAGGACTTGTTCAACCACCCATTCCGAGCCAGCCCGGGACTTTCCGAATCCCCGCCCGGCCAGGGCCAGGCAGACGAGCCAGTTGCCTGCGGGTGGGACCTGTTCGGGTCGGCAGGTCCACCACCATTCATCATTAAGAATCTCGGCGAGGATCTCTTCGGGCAGTCCGTCGATGAACTCGTTGCGCTCCTGCTCCGGGAGGAGTGCAACACGTTCAGCCAGGGAGAGGCCCATGTGATCATGTTAAGCTGGTTTTGCCCTAAAGCGCCCGCTCCGCTTACACCACCGGACATAAACCGCAAGGAAATGTGGATGAAATCGGTGATAAGGCCGAGAGTTGCGTTCCACCGTAGGTGGGAGGAGCGGGTCCATAAACGAAATGGGAGTATGTCCTGCATGTGGACCAAGTCGAGTAGGAGCAGTGTCAACGGCTCCTGTGTAGAGATCCAGGCTGACGGCAACGGCAACATCAAGGTGAGGGACTCCAAGCTCGGGGACGAGTCCCCGGTGCTGGTGTTCAACGCCCAGGAGTGGGACGCCTTCGTCGAAGGTGTCCGCGACGGTGAGATGACCAGCCAGCTGTAACCTGTTGCTGGGGCCATGCCCCCTTGAACCACCCCCTGGAACTCGGTCCCGGGGGGTGGTTCCGTTTCGAGGTTGCCGGAGCTAGGATCTCATGATCCTAGGGAGGGGTACGGGTGACTGAAGACTGGGCGGCCCTGGGGCGGCAGGTTGTGGCCGACGGTCTGCTGCAACACTTGCGGGAGCATCTGGGCCTGAACCGCAGCTCCATGGCGCACCTGTTGCAGACCACCCCGACCATCTACACCGGCTGGGAGATCAAGCCAGGTACGGTGCTGCGTCCCCACACAGCGGCCAGGGTCGGCCGGTTCTACCACCTGGCGATGTTGCAACTAGAGCTACTGGAGGCCGATGGGATCAAGCTGAGTCTATTGATACCGCTTCACCATGCGCTGAATCTGTTGGCGGTACCGCAGGAACTGATGATGAAGCTGTACCGCGAGCACAAGTTCGAAGCCGAGGACCTCGGGATCCTCGGCTTGTGGCTTTACGAAGAAGATCTTGAGGAGATACGAGGACTACTATGATCAACATTCCCTGGCTCCCCGTGGAGGGTGAGACCTGCGGACGGACGAAAGCCCGGAAGAACAAGAAGAACGCGAGCATCCGATGTGAGCTGCCGACCGATCACGCCACGATTTATGTCGGAGGACTGCTCTACCCTTGGCACCTCGGGCGGGACAAGGCATTGAGGTGGCATTCGTGGCGTTGAGATGTGTCGCTTGTGGCCTGGAGATGGATCCTGTCCTGGCTCCGGCCACCACACATCCCACCTGCCTCGTGTTCGGTGATCTCGATGAAGAGGATCCGTTCTCGGTTTTGCTGAAGCAAAAGCTGATCCAGATGATCCTGTGGGCCGACAAGCAGAACCCACGCAGTAAGCAGGTCGCCATTGGTCCCTCCGAGATCGGGGACCAGTGCGACCGACGTATCGGATACCGCATCGCCCAGATCCCGCAGTGCAACACCGACTTCGACCCATGGGCCGCCGTCGTAGGTACCGCTCTGCATTCCTGGCTAGACCAGGCGGTGCAGATGTGGATGGCTGAGCATCAGGACCCGGCGTGGTCTACCGAGACGACACTGTCGATCAGCGAGTTCGTGGAGGGTCATTCTGACCTGTACAGCCACGAATACCACGCTGTGATCGACTGGAAGGGCGCCGGTCCTGATGTGATGAAGAAGATCAGGAGGGACGGGCCACCAGTCGGCTACAAGATCCAGACCCACATCTACGGCTACGGGTTTGAGCAGAAGGGGTGGCCAGTCAAGAAGGTGGCGCTGGCGTTCCTTCCCCGCGCCGGCTGGCTGAAGGACATGTTCGTCTGGTCAGCCGACTATGACCGATCCGTCGCTGAGGCGGCGCTGAACCGTCTATACGGAATCGCGCGCAGACTCATGGAACTGGACGTATTGAAGCAGAGTCATAGGTGGGAGCAGGTGGAGGCCACTCCCTCCAATTCGTGTGGGTTCTGTCCTTGGTATGACCCGGGGCGGGATGCTGAACGAGGGGCCGATGAGACAGGATGTCCTGGACGATGAAGGAGGTGAACATGGCTAACGGAGAACACTGGTTCGAGGATATGGCGAAGGCGTTGAAGCGTCGCGACCACGCGGTTCGGATGATGAACCGCTGGATGCAGGAGATGCTCAACGCTAACGAGGTCTTGGAGAAGCTGGCGGCACAGGTACCGACAGGCGTTCCAGCAGCAGCAGAGCAGGCACAGGCGCAGGTAGCAGAGCAGGAGACCGAGCATGACACTGTCCTTCAGTGACCCTGAGGAAACTGGCGGTACTCGACTCAACCCCAAGGACATCTTGGGGCACCTTCTACTGGTGTGGGCGGTGGACTACATCGCTCACAGCGTTACCCAGTACACCCGTCCCGATAAGCCGAGTGACGTGATCGTGGTTGACGTAGTGGACCTGGATTTGGCCGATGAGAACGGCCGTCCTGGTCTGTGTGCCCGTCGCACCTGGTGGCGTCAGGCTCAGCTCATCCTTGCCTTGAAAGGCAAGATCGGTGACCTGTCACCGGTTCTGGCCCGGATGGACAGGGGGGCGGCTGCCATGGGTCGGGCAGCTCCCTACTTGTTGACGAACATGAAGGGTGATCCGCACTCGGTGAATCGGGCTCAGCAGTGGGCGGCAGCTCATCCGGGCTTTGCTCCCAGCTCTGCTGGTCCTCCCCCGGCGGCAGTTATGGATCCGTGGGAGAAGCAGCCTCCACTGCCCCCGCCACGGCCGGTGACTCCGCAGGAGCAGACGATTCTGGAACGGATGGCTCGGTCGAGTGTGCAACCGTCGCAGGACCAGGGTCCTATTCCGTTCTAACCCCAGCAAAAAGTCCCATGGATCCATTGATCCATGGGACTTTTTCTATGTATACGACTAGGGGGCTGGTCAAACACAGTGGTCAGTGGGACGATGTGGACCTCGGCATGAGGCCGTCCAAGGACAAAAAAAAGGGGCCCCTGAGATTTCGACCGTCCTAGGGACCCCTCCCAACACACACGAGGATGGTTATGAGAGTAGCGGACGTAGCCAGAATCTGGCAAGCAGCTGGTGTCAGCATCATTCCCATCCTCGACAACCAGACAAAACGTCCGGCGTTGCGCTGGTCTCCTTATCAGGCCGTTGCCCCGACTCTCGACCAGATCGATGAATGGTGGAGTAATGGGAAGCCTTATGGGCTGGCTCTGATCTGCGGTGCCGTCTCCGGGAACCTGGAGATGACCGAGGTCGAAGGCAGGGCCATGGTCTCCGAGAAGCTCGGAGACTTGATCAACCGCATGGATGAGCTGGGCGTGGGCCACGTCTGGGACCTGTTGTACGGTCCAGAAGGATTCACCGAGACCAGCCCCAGCGGGGGCCTGCACTTCCTGTACCGCATCAGTGATCATGAGGTCCCGGGGAACACCAAGATCGCCACCAGCGAGGGGGGCTTATGTCTCGCAGAAACACGTGGCCACGGCGGCTACGTGATCACGGCGCCGACGCCCGGTATCTGTCATCCATCCGGCGAACCCTGGATCTTGCGCGAGGGACAGTATGGGATCCTCCC